CAGATACAAAATTTTTACTGGCTTTTATTAGCACTGTCTGATTAAAGTTATTAAAATATCTATAGTCTTCTTGACCTTGACTAATTGAGTATTTTTCTTGAATGATATATTTTTTCTGTAATATTGCAGAATCTGTTTCTCCTACTACAGGAGGAGCTACAATATTTAAAAATAGTTCTGGATTATCAACAACGCCGTTATCGTCAGAATCAGCAAATGATACAATTAATTTTTTATTATCAACGTATCCGTCAATTCCTATGAACTCTTGAACAATGTCCCATGTTTGATCGTATGTAAATGCAGAAGAGCTGTCTGGTTTGGTGTTAATACTCAGAACATTAATCAAATCTTTAACGATTGAATTTGTTTTACTATCATATATCTTATTAAGAGATTCAAAGTAAAAACGTGTTTGTTTGTCGCTTTCAAAAATATAACGTTGGCATCTTGATTCTACTGAATAAAATTCGTTATCTGTAGTGAACAATAAGAGCCAACTAGCGTCTTGTCTAAGATTAGTTTGATCGCCTTGTTTTCCTAAACTAAATTTATTCTTTGTATCTAAATTTAATTCAAAAATAATTTTCCATTGCTGATTCACTGCGTCGTATCTTAAACCAAATGGCTTATTTGAATAAATTAAATCTATCATAGTGCTGATAGTGTCCGAATCTATTGCGGTTCTCCATATTGGAATGATTAAAGATAACAACGGATTAACTCCAGAACCAGTCGACAATGACGGGATAGTTCTATTAAGAGTTACAGGTCCAAACCCTGTTGGCAACACTCCTGTGCCGCTAGCAGATCCGTCATTAACTACACTAACTACTTCTGCCCATAACACAGTAGTTGCGCCTTGGGCGGTTGCAGAACCGTAAACTAATCGATTGTTATTAAATGTATCAAAATACCAACCAGCCGGGGCTGTAAATTTTATCAACGAGCCTGCTTTAATATATTTTAAATCAGTTGAAGTAAACTCGCCTAGTTTGTATATTGCATTTCCAGTACTTGCACCAAAATAACCAGTTGATAGTCCTGTATCGCTAGTCACATTAGTCCAAATAGTATCAAGTCCTTCAACATAATTTAAAAACTTTTCATAATAGAAGTTTCTTAAATCAATATTTTTTAAAATATCAACTATGTCGTTATAAATTATTCCTTCAATGTCTGTTTTGTTTGCATAAGAAAATCTAAATAGATTAGTAAATTCTTCTTTGTAAACTAAGCCGTCGTCTGCAAATAACGTTGTCGAACTGTATTTTCCTGTTGGATCTGACAAATCAAAGTATCTGCTAATACCAGAACTTGTTCTGTTAATAGCCTTAATTTTTGATATTTGAGTGCTAGCGGATAGAGGACTAATATTATAATCCTCGCCGGTAACCATTCTATTTTGTGTATAGTATGTCTGAGGTGCATTTGCTTTAATATCCTCGCTAGACTCGGCGACAGCTGCATTTGAAACGCTGCTTGCCAAATTCATAGAGATAGTTAATGCCTCTTGTTGTCCTGAATTTGAAATATAAGGAAACGAAATACTTACATTTCGTATGTCTTGTGTATTAATTGTATAACTTAACCCGTTACTTACACGATAATAAGTTTTAAAAGTGCCTAACGGTAAATCACCAAATGTTCCATCGCTGAACTGTAAACTAACAGCATCGCCTGTTCTTGTTATAACAGAAAAAATTGTTCTTATATTTTTATTAACACTATTATAGATGATATTGTTGGCTTCAAAATTTGAAACGCTAGTCCACAATGTAGATTCTGCGCCTTCAGAATCTAACTGGTACAACCACACATCGTCATTGTTGATATTTTGACTGTCAATGTCTATAGATTGATTATTACTAGGTTGTGTGATTGAGAATGTTCCTGTGTTCAATGTGCCTTGAACAAATCTTAAAAAGAAACCTGAACCTGGGCTACCAGTTCCTCGGCCGTCATCTTTGTAAATGCAACTTAAACGATTTCCTTGCTTTGGAGTTTCTTCGTATACGTAAGAGCGTCCTTTGAATGTAGTACTAACTACCTCAAAGTCCATGCTTCGGCCAGCAACAACTTTTGTGAATCCGTAAATAGGCAAACCTGTAGTATTATTCTGAAACACATATTGATCTGTTGGGGTTCCGTAAATCGTATCACTAGCTGCTGGGTTACCAAATTGCTGAGTTTTTGCAAATGCAGAATTTATAACTTTAATAAACTGGTCGTACCAGTTTGGATTACTAGCATCGTTCCAGTTAATTACTTGCCCTGCTAGGTTCCTGCCTGTACTATCTACTACATTTTCAGTTGTTGAAATGCTAGAAAATTTCAACAATCCGCTGGCTGCTACGCTTCGCTTGGCATTATAAGATAATAGACGTGCTAAACGTAGTACGCTTTCGCGTCGCTCTGCTAGTTCTAAGAAGTTGTCACGGGCGTTTAAATCAACACGGAAGGCAATACTTTGACCTAAAAATGCAATAAGGTCAATAAGAGCAAGGTATTCACTAGACTCGATATAATCGTTATAATCTTCTGGGTAATTTTGACGGATATAATCAATCATCGTACGGCGTAAATTTTCAAAGTCATAGCTTTGAAAATCAGCATTTTTAAAAGATTGGTATATTTTTTTCCAATCTTCAGATATTAAAAGTTTATTTTGTCTAGCAGTTACCGTCATGATTTATCCTAATAACAATATTTATCGATGAAAATAATGTACGTACTTTATCCTAACAACAGTCCGTTTGCTTGGTCAAACCTTAATTGCATGGACTGACTAATGTTGTAGGGCAAATAAGTTAATACACATTCAAGCTGTATTCCTGTGTCGTATTGACTAACAGACACTTGACTTGCACTTATTCTAGGATCGTAATTTATAATAGTGTTTACGTTTTCAACTATTAAATTTTTAAGTTGGTCTGTTAGTGGTTCAAATAATAAATCCCATATAATCGTTCCAAACGCTGGATTCATTAATCTTTCGCCTTGTCTGGTATGGAAATGATTCAGTAAGTCTTGTTGAATCAGCTGAAAATCGTATAACGCAAAATTTTCTGTGTCACTACTAACTGTGCTAAAACCTTTATATGTTTTTGGGGCAATTAAATCGTTTCGCTGGTTTGGTGATAATACTATTTTATTATATAATTTTGAATTTTCGCTCATTATTGCGCTCCTTGATTAGCACTTGGTGGTATAATCTTTTCAAATGTATCAGTTTTTGTTGTGTATTCTTTAAATGCTTTTGGAGTTGCTATTGATTTTGCTGACTCTCTGTCAGTATTTTTAAAAGAAACCGGATCTAAATTTTCATGGTGAGGCCATGGCTCATGTTGCGGTACACGCATCATAATTGTTTCTAAGTCTTGTATTCCTTCTTTGTTAGGAACTGTACAGACCTCTAATGCTACTGATTTTTCTGCTGTTTGCGAACTATTCATATAAATTTTTCCAGCAGTCTCTCTGTGAGAAGTGCCGCTATTGATATGAGAGTTTGCTCCACTTGTAATTTTTGTATTAGCAGTAGCCAACGATTCAATATCTGTGCCAGCTTCTAGATGCACTTTAGATTTAGATTTTACATTAAAATTACGACCAGCTTCTAAATTAATATCTCTATCTGCTTTAAAATTTAAATCTTTTTCTGTATGAATGCTTATGCTGTCTTCGGCGTAGATATCAATTTTTCCGTTACTGGTCATTTCTATCCACGTTGTTCCACTAGCATTACCAATGTAAATTAAATCTTCTGAGTTGTGCATCAATATTTGATGACCTGTTCTAGTTCGTATGCGAACTAACTCGTTGTGAGGCACATCACGCAATCCAGCAGTTTCTGTATTTTCAACAGAAGAATATTCTGGTGGGCCTTCACTGGCTAGCGTTTTTCTAATAAACTTGTCATCGCCGTCGTCCATTACAAATGTTGTGCCGCCAAGGCGACTCATTGGAAGCTGATCTGCTTCTCGACCTTTAATACCTATTTTCTTTGTTGGACCGTTTTTGTCTAGCGGGCCGGGTGTACTTATTCCAAATACACTGCTAGGAAATTCTCGACGAGCACTAGATGTTGTTATGCCTCGAATATCGTCTTTTATTAATCCTTGTGTTGTTAAAACATCTGTTAATAAATTTTTAGGCTTAAGAATTTTTGTAATATCAGTTCTTACACCTTCATTAAGTAATCTATTATATTCCGCTACAGGAACTCTGCCTTCTCCGTCTAATGTAAATTTAGTAGCAGCTTGACCTGGCACTGAAAAGTTCATTCCTTCTTCAGGTACACAACCAATCCAGTATGCATATTTGGCATCGTCTTGAACAAAAATAACAATAACAGTTGTTCCAATATCCGGAGGAACGAACCACATGCCGTAACTTTTTTGTGTATGAGAGTAGTCGTCGTCTAAAGTCAAACCTTCGTTTGGCGTTGATCCGTAAAAAGGACTCATAAATTTTGCCTGAAAGGTTTGTCCCGGAGCTAACTTATTTCCGTAAGGTCTGTGTAATCTTACTTCTAACACTCCCATAAAAGTTTTATCTTGGTGCCCTACCACTTCAGCAAGAAAAATACCTTCCTTGGGACGATTAACGCCTGGTTCTATTGTATCAAAATTATTTGATGCGCCCATTAAGATTTACCACCTTGTTGTGTTCTGCCTTCATTCTTAGGATTAAGAGTATTTTCTTTCTTGGCAATTGTTTGAAATTCCTGACCATCTCTCCTAAAACCTTTGAGTGCTTGTCTAAATTGCCCGTCTTTAAAATAATTTGTTACATTAGTAACACAATATGCTCCAGTAAAACCAATTGCAGGTCCTGCCTTTGGATCCTTTGTCATGTCCATGTGATTTGGTCCAGCAAAGTTATACATCCCGGTTGTTTGATTTATATCAATTGGGCTTCTAAAATTGACCACTACATCTACTTGGTTTGCAAGCCAGTTAACTGAACCGTCCATGGCCAAATCTTTAAATCCTTGAACTGGTTGTGCGACATAATTGCCCATACCGCTAGTGGCAAACCAATAAGGATCTCCTAGTATTTCTAAATCTAACTGAGTCATGTCGTAAGGATTTGTAATTGCTTCGTGGAATGTTTTAGCCAATCGCTGAAGAGCAGTTTCAGCAGCATTGCCACCGACTTTGTCTTGACTGTTATCTATTTGATCGTCTCGAGACATTGTACGTTGGGCACCTCGCTGATCGGATTGAGATTGAGGTGCGCCTTGAGGCTTAAAAGCTGGGACGTCTGTATATCGGCTAGGTTTTTCAGCTACAGTTTGTTCTGATTTAGCTCTTGCCAGTCCTATACTGTTTAAAAAAGCATCAGATGCATAACTGTTTGCAAAACCAACATTATAATCAATATTAAATTTTATAATTTCTGTATTTTTTCCTGTAAAGATATAATCATACCTTTTAATGGCTCGAGCTTTTAAAAAATCTATACCATCTACTGCAACACCCGATCCAGCAACTTTGCTTAAATGTACCTTATAAGGTATTACACGATATACTGCTATCTTTGGCATTTTTCCAATATCTGCATCATTTTCTTTTGTCTCGACGTAATACACTTGTGTAGCAATTCTCCACCAAGTTACCATACCGTTAACTGGATTGGCCAATGCTTTTTCGGCATATTCGCTGGCTAGAATAATTTGATTTATAGCCGTAGGTATATCAACAGCTTGGCTAAATTTAAAGGATCCTTCGTCCCAATTAGGAATTAATTTTCCTCTAAGCCATATTTTTAGTGCAGGGTCCCATGTCTGGTCTTGCCTTCCTGGAGATTGTTCTGATTTTCTAGTAGGATTAAATCCTAAACTACTAGCACCAATCTCATTTACATCGCCCGAAGACTGTTCTAAATTTGCAACTGTTACACCTATTTTCTTTAATAGTTCAGCAGAACTTCCTGAAGTTTGAGGATTTATGTAAGCAGTATTAGGCGATGTTTCGTTTTGAGTTGCTGCTCTTGATACAGCTTTACTGTCTGCCATATCTTTTGGAAAAATAATGACAACTTGATCTGCAACTTTTCTAGAACCATTATCTATAGCTTCATATAACT